TGCCTCCTGACTCCCGGAATCAGGCTGTGAGTTAGTCTTTATCATGCTAATAGGTAGCAAGTCCTTATTTAATCAAACCAGTAACGCTGGTTAGCCCGTTAGTGGCGTTATGCCAAATCTTCGTCAGGAGTCAAGCCATTTAATTGTCTAGCCTCCTGTCTGATGTTTATCAAAGACGATATAACGTAATTAACCGCATCAGCTTGCCCACAGAGATGTGTTCTGTCTTCTCCTTTGACGGATTGCGAAATGGCCTGAAGCGTTAATGCTGTCTGAATTTCATTTAGATGCTTTACTATCTCACTCCAGACAAGGTTTTTGCCTGCAAATCCAAATGCTTGTTTTTGATTTTCGGTCATACTACTGCTGAGATACTGGCGTTACCCCAATCCGCCCAACTTGAGCGTTCTGCTGCTGCATAACAGACATTTCAAGACTCTTGACGTAGTTCTCAAACAACGCACGGAAGTTTTCATCTTGCTGCAACGCAGCTTGCGCTTTTGGATTGGCCTGCATGACTTGCTGTGCGTACTGAAGCTTTGTCTGCGCAGTGGGATCGTTCTCTTGGTACAGCGCCTCGTTGCCAAGCAACATCATGCCGATATCACTCTGGACATCCTTGAACATCTGACGACTTGCGTCCTGCGGGTTAAGAATAAGTTCCTGTGCCATCTCAGGTGCCACAGCTTGAATCATCATGGCTGTGAGTTTGTTGCGGTTTAGCACGCCACCTGTATCCATCTGTGCAACCTTGGTAAGGAAGTCGATCTTCTGGGCAATGTACTCCTTATCAAGATCCATGATATCAAACTTGACGCTTAGATCAAATTCGTTATGGATTTCAGACAAGCTCTGAGGCAACTGTCCGCCAGTGATGCGCTGAATTTCTTCAGGACTCATGTACTGGCAGCAAAGCGCAAACATCTGCCGATAAATGCTGCGCCAAGTCAAAAGCCAAGAGTTTACCAGAGCTTGCTGGGCAAGTTGTGTTTTGCGTGGATCAACAAACTGATTAACTGTGCCAAAGTAAGCTGCGTGACTTGCCTCAACTCGTTTAATCAGTTCAAAAGCCACATTTGGCTCGCGAGCTGGAGGATCCATGAACGTGTAGTCCGTTGGATTTACAACTGGCAAAGATACACCCGGCCCAACCTTGTTGATTGCTCCAATTCTCTTAACGACTTTGATGGGGGGGAGGGTTGAGAAGGCAGTATGATCTCGGATGGAGTCGTGCTGTGCTTTAATCTCGTCCTGATCTGTGTGAGCAAGTTCAGGGACACCACGGCAATCAGTAATGGCACGACGAATGCACTCACGACGAAACTCCACAAACGGATATTCCCCGTGCGCGTAATCAAGTCTTTCGTGGATAGCATAAGAAATCTTCTGTCCTCGATGATCTACTGCCGCTTGAGGGCAAATAACAGTGTAGTAAATACACGGAGCCTTGCCATCTAGGCTTTTGGTGTAGCAGTAAACCACCTCAATCATGTTTTGGTAGTTCAGGCCATTGTAGACAAGCATTTCAGTGCTTGGCAGGATGTTCGTGTTGTAGACAGTGCTGCTTTTTCCAGCCATCTGCACTGCAAGTTCCACCCAATCTTTATTCCAGCCCTCGGTGGTGATCTTTTCACGGATCTCAACTTCAGACATCCAAGTCCGGCGGAAAATCACGCGAGAACGCTGCAAGTCTGCTGCTTCAGGCGGAAAAAGAATCTCATCCCAAGGTTTGAGCGCAATGATTTCCGGCAAATTTTTGCTGACATACTCTTCATCGCGAGTTGTTACGCCAGTTTCAGCCAACTCTTTGACCATGCGTTTTGCTTCAGCCCTAGTCAATCCCGGCACAGCAGCCTCGATAATTGCAGCAGCCTCGTCAGTTTGCCGAATAATCAAGTCAGGCAACTGCATTAGCGTTGGGCTACCGCTTTGCTGCGCAAGAGCAATAACTTCCTGCATGGTAAACTGCTGTTCACGCTTGCTGATGTTTTGTCTCCAGCCAATAAAAAAAGCTGTCCAACCGTACTGAAAAGCGTACTGTGCGCCAAGTTCAGCCTCCCTGCGAAGCTCCAGCGGCATCTTATTGTCTCGAATCCAGCGAAGCAAAGTAGTTGCAATTCCGCTTATAGAAACATCATTAAGTTCAACGCCATCAGCTCGGATATTGGAACGCTCAAAAGCTGTAACTAGAAGCGAAGACAACTCGTTACAGGTTGAGTCCACAAGCCTATTGCGAACGTCACTAGCACCTTCAAACGGCCAAGCTGGATCACCTTCATTGCGGAGGTTGCTATGCTTCTTCCCGTCATCACTCTGTCCAGCCCAACGTGCAAAGCGGATATCATCAAACTTGGTAGTCATATTTCCCTGAGTGGAGTTGACCATTGCGCGTCCGTACTCACTCAGCAAATCTCCCACATCAGGGACATTTGTCGCAATAGCCAGAGGATCAGAAGAAGCTGAATACATAGATAAAAAAAGTTCAATAGGAACCGCATTTTGAAAACTCTCTCATCTGCTTTTCCCATTGTTCGCCGCCGTAGTGCTTGGGTTGCATGACCACAAGGTAGCCTAAAGCATCAATAGGATCTTTACTGGCACCCTTCTGTCCATCAGCCCCAGTCCATTCCCTTAAACTATAAATCAAGTTTTGACAAGACGTATGTACCATTAGTTTTGGGTGGTTTTTGCCAATTTGCAATGGATTCTCTCTGTCAAAACACAGCAGATCGTTGATAATTAAAACTCGTTCTTCAACGGTAACAGCAGCGGCAGGTTGAAAGTAGACAGGATTAGTAGCGTCAGCAATAAGGTCCAGCAAGGTAATCCCGCCCTCTTTGCTAGTTACTTCCGAGCCTGCACTACGAGGGTCAATGTAGCGTTCGGCAATGTCTTCTGTCTTGTCTTGATGTGTCTCAAGCTGCCAGATCAAGTCTGTATATTCGTTGACTCCCTTGCCAGCTCCGCTTCGCTGCGCAGGGCCGGGCTTTCCATCCGCTCTGTCTGATGGCAACGCCCATTCGCCGTAACTCTGGTCAGGCCATTCACGGTAAATCCAGATAGTTCCATGCGGGTCTACCCTGCACCAGAGCATAAACCAGTTACGAGCGCCTGCCGGATCTGCAACCATGTAGTTGGTGCCTTGGGGCGCGGCAGTGAGGACGTTGTCTGAAAAGATGTTCTGATCACCAAACATCGGAAACTGACTGCCTGCTGTCTGATCGGCCCAGCCATACGCGCGAATCTTGATGTCATGCGTACTGCGCCCCCTAAGCTCCATCTTGTGCCGCTCCCAGTTGTTGTAGGGATTGAGCTTGGAGTGAAACCAGATACAGCCATGCTTGCCGTAGACACCTTCAGCCTTGTACGGCATATGCCCCTTCGGCACGGTCAGGACGTTGTTCTCTGGCAATAGTTCAGACTCCCTGTAATCCGTTATTCTGGAAGTAGTAATAAACTCTTTAACAACCTGAGTATATCCCTGCACTGGAGTAAACGTAACTATCAGCTTGCCATTCCTAGTAATCAAACGGTAGCGAAGCGTGTTTAGCCAATCCTGTGGAACCAACTCATCGCACCAGACAATGTCTACTTCGCCACCTTCAATGACTTTAATATCCTGCTGATAGTTCAGAAACCAAATCTGGTTCTTCTGGTAGACAGCCGTGTTGTCTGAAAAGCCGTTCTTTTGTGTCCACGCCACTTGTGTCTGATGACTGCGCTTGGCTTCTTTCAGTTCTCTAGGCAGGTACTTGTGAAAGACATTTTGCTGCATCGCAATGCTGGTCATATTATTGGTGTGAAAACACCAGATATTCAGCCCTCTTTTAGACCCACGTTCCTTGATCCACTCTGGCATCGTCCCATTCAGATCCATCCCCACAAAAGCCTGCACGCACCGTTTAGCAGCCCACTCAGTCTTGCCTGCCCTGTTTCCGCCAAGCACGACCAACTCGTTAAACTTGGACATCATAGCATCTGCATCCGGCCAATGCGCCAGTTCTGAACCGTACCTGTAGGGATCTTCCTGCTCTGCTCTGATGCGCTGCTCCCTAGTCAGGAACATCCGCATGACTTCCTCCACGCCAACATTGGCAATCATCCTCTTGCGCTGCTCCTCGTTCGGGCAGGGAAAGATCGGATGATCCTGCATCGGAAACTTCAAGATCTTGGCGATCAACTTTTCTTGTGAAATTGTATCCGTTTCTATTGACATTTGAGTAGAAATTACTAGATTTAGCTCACAGGTCAATAGCCTGCGTGTACCTCCTGCACCACCTGAAACACGGACGCACGAGCGACTAAATGGTTCCAACTATGCCTCTTGAGTTGGATTAAACATCTGCTTCGGTCACAAAGTTGCAGAGTGCTGACAGTCACGGCTACGAGAATGCCAAAAGCTTCCTGAACGGGTAGCCATTGCTTCTGACTGTAATTGCGAAACGAGCGACGACACTTATACGGATCGTTGATTTCTTTTTTGTATAGTACTCCCCCAAGATAGGCAGTAATGCTGAGTCTTGGGGGTACTATGCTCACTCACAACTTCTCCTTGCCGGATTGTTAATCTCTGGCTAGGTAGGCCAGACTACGATAGTAGGCCTGAGATACCAGAG